AATGTCTGATATGTTTAGTGAATATGATACTATAAAGAAGGTTAATGCGGGACCATCTTTACTTGATTTGTATAATGAACAAGAGAGATTTGCCGGAAGACCTGAAGGATTTAAACCTGGAGGGTTAAAATTTAAAAAACCACCTTCATCCACTAGTGATTTAGAAATTAATTCCAGATCAACTACTAATCTGCAGCAAAAAAGTGTAGGGAATATGGGTGATCAGTCAAATGCTTATCCAAATCCAGCTGCCACCAATGTTGCCCCCTCAAATGATTTACCAGAAATCGATGCGAACGCAATGGTTTCTCAAGAGAAAATCAAAGTTCTAGGGATAACGGTGGTGTAGTATGTTAGCATTAGTAGGAGGAGCAGCAAAAGCAATAGGTGGTGGTATAGTAAAGAATGTTGCCAAGGATAAGGCAAAAAATTTTATTACTGGAAAGAAAAAGAAAGTAAAACCTGAAGCAATTAAAAAGAGTGATGATAGTTATACGCCAGGAAAAGGTGGGAGTGCTCTAGCTGTCAGACCTCAAACATCTTTGGTCCCACAAATAACCCCAGTTTCTGCATCAGAGGTTTCATCAGAAAGTAAATCTAGTGGTGATACTTTAACTCTTATAAAGACAAAAGTATTTGAAATTAATAAATTCCTTAAGGGAAGTCTTGCACAGGAGAAAGCATCTTCCAAGAAAACTAAAAAGTCTGATGAAAAACAAAAGAGAAAGAAACAAGAAGGTGCATTAGAAAAGATTGCACCTAAACCAAAAGGTATACTTAAAAAAATTACTGCTCCTGCGAAGGGATTGTTTGATGGTATATTTAATTTTATTAGTAATATACTTCTAGGTCGTCTTTTAGTAGTTCTTCTTGAGAGTAAAACTAATTTACCTGGTGGTAGTATCTTGATGTTCCTTGCCAACACGGCAGAGAAAATTATTGATGTAATTTTAGGAACTCTTGATGCATTTGGTAGTTTCTTATTATTTGGTCAACAAAAACTTGATGGTGCAAAGGATTGGTTAAAAGAGCATAAAGGTAATGATGCAGTTGAAAGATTTGATGGATTGCTTGGTTCATTAACTAATCTCTTTAATGCTGCTGTTATAGTTGGTAGCGTATTTGCTGCTTTAGGTATAGCAAAACCACCTAAAGGTCCTAAGAAACCTGAGGGTCCTAAGGGTCAGAAACCAGGGGTAAAACCACAGACAAAACCTTTTGGTAAAGGAAAACCAGGAATGAAACCAACTGGTCCTAGTAAGGCTGCAAGGTTGGTGCAGAAGAATCATGGTCATGCTGCAAGAGGTATCTATCAGAATGCTATTGATAATGGAAAGAGTCCTAAGGCAGCACAAGCAGCAGTCAATAAGGCACTTAAGAAAGGACAGATAGTTTCCAAACCACAGACAGGTTCTCTTGGTGGAACTGATAAGGGTAGTAAGATTGCTAAGGGTGGGCTGAAGAAAGTTCCAAAGAGACTTGCTACTAAGGTTCTTGGTAAGGCAGGTGTCAAAACAATCAAGGGAATCGCTAAAGGATTCAGTAAGATACCAATCGTCGGTCCTATTATCGTTGCTGTATCATCTCTGCTTGCTGGAGAACCACCTGCACAAGCATTGTTTAAAGGATTAGGTGCTGCTCTCGGTGGATTTCTTGGAACCTTCATCCCAATTCCTGTTGTTGGAACGCTGATTGGCGAAGCATTGGGAGTTTTTGTTGGAGATCTTTTATATACACTTATCCTTGGTAAAGGTCCCAAGGCAGCAGGTGAGAAGCTCGTAAAGGCTTTCAAAACTATTATGGATATTGGTGGACTTGCTCTGAAGTTCTTCATGGATGGCGGAAAGAGATTCATAGAGAACTTCCCAACAGTTGATGTACCTGACATCAGACCAGGACAAATATTTGCTAACATATTGTCTATCAATCCCCTTGTAAAGGCGATGATGGACTTTGAGGTGAAGATTCCAGGGGGTGGTGGTCGTCATTTCATGATTGATCGTTTACCACTACCTGATGAATGGAAGACTGCTTTAAAAGAAGGTTTCTCTATTCGTGGTATGTTTGATGGATTACCAGGTCTTCAGGAAGTCTTGGGAATGTTTGCTCAATTCATTCCTGGTATGGATAAGTACATCGAGAATGGTGCATTGAAGAAAGTACCAAATTTATTATTGACTACACCACCTGGACTTCCTTTCTTAATGCCTCATGTTGCAAAGTCATTCCTTCCAGGTTTGTTTGGTGGAAAGGGGGATGTGAAACCAAATAATCAAGCAAATACTCCACCATCAGATAGTAGTATCGTGTCCAGTGAAGTTGGAAAAGAGGAAGGAGGAGGTGGATTATTTGGCGGATTATTTGGTGGTGGTGGTGGCGATGCTTCTGCTGCTATGCCAAATGTTTCGACGCAAGGTGCTGATCTAAGAAATCAGACTGAAGGATCTAAAATTGCGGGAGAACTTGGGAAATATCTTAACAGAGAAGGACTTAAATGGGGTTCTGGTGTCACCGAGCACCCAGAGCATGGGGGAGTTAAACCAGTTCATACTGGCGGTTCTTATCATTATAAAGAGCAAGGATATCGAGCGATTGACATTGGTGGATGGGGTCCTAATAGATTTAAACGAGAAGGTCTGGCAGGAACTGACGATCAAACTCAAATTATTGCAGGTATTCAGAAGTTTAATAAAGAAAAGGGTGTTAAACCTATAGAGTTTATCACTGAAGCAACTGATCCCACTTACCATAATGATCACGTTCATATTGCATATGGACTTGGTGGTCTTGTAAGAGGTATTACTCATGCAATGTTAGGTGAAAAGGGTAAAGAGTTTGTTATTGATAATGATTCCTATACTGCTATAGAAAGTGCATATCCAGGATTACTTGATGCGATAAACAAGGCAAAAGGTAAAGATGCTGTTGAAGAACTGATGGCATACACCGATTATGAAAGACCACCAGAACCTGAGATGGCAATGATGGGTGGTGGTTCTGGTGGAGGGTCTGGTTCTTATGGCGATAGTGGTGAGAGTGGTATGGTTTCTTCCAATGTATCTGAAGGATCTAGTGGCACCGACAGTAGTTGGAAAGATATACGTTATAAATTTGGGTAAATAGGTATAGAGGAAAATAACAATGTCAGATAAAACAAAGAAAGTACAAGGTCAGAAGGCAGGTCCTGCTGAAATAACTAAAGCAACTATAATCAGTAAGGATGACCCAGAGAGATCTGTTAGTGTTGCTGGTGGTTTTATTGAGATGCGATATTTTGAGAGCATACTGCAGGATGCCAATATGGCAACGTATATCTTTGCAGATACCGGTAGATCGATTGATGATAAGACAGTTTATGAAGGATTACCTTTGACTGGTAGTGAACCCTTTCAGTTTGCTGCTAAAGATAATAATGAGGTTGAACTAAAATTTGATATGATAGTTTCAAAAGTTGCACCATTATCTGATGAACCTAATACTTCTGTTATAGTTCTACCTCTAGTATCTGAAGCATATGCAGTTAATGATCAAAAGAATGTAAGAAAATTTTTCCCACAATTAAAAATTTCAGATCATGTTAGGTCTTTAATAACTGACTTTTTGGAATCAACTAAAACATTAGACATTGAAGAAACCAGCAACAGTCTTAAAGACTATGGATTGGGTAGAAAAGCATACTATATGTTGAATACATTTGCGAAAAAATCACAACCATCTGGTGGCGAAGGTAAGACTGCTGGATTCTTTTTCTTTGAGACTTCAGAAAAGATAATTTTTAAATCGATTGATAGTTTCTTTGACGAAGAAAAAAATCCTAGAAAAAAATCAATCATCTATAACTCATCACCTGATGTTCCTGAAGGTTATGATTATAAAGCACTGACATATGATAAGGATGCTGGTAATGTTGTGGAGATGGCTAAAATGGGTGCTTTCACTACAGCTTCTGTGACGTTTGATCCTGTTAATTTTAATTTTAAGAGAACTATTTTATCTACTATTGAGGATATTTTAGAGGATGTTGATGAAGCAATTGAACCTTTAACAACAGCAGCAAAAAAATTAGTAGGGTTTAATCCATCTCTTGTAAAAGAATTTGCAAGAACAACTATAAACTTCTCTGATACAGGAACTAATGCTGAAACTGTTGAGGAATCAAATCAAAAGAATTTTGATTTTGATGGTGTATACAACCAATCAATCATGCGTTATAATCAAGTGTTTGCCTCTAAGGTTAATATTACAATAGAGGCAGACTTTTCTTTGCACGCTGGTGATATGATATTCTTTGATGCCCCGTCACCACAAAAGGATACAAAGAACGATGAGGTTGACAGACAGACAGGGGGCCTATATATTGTAGCAAGTCTATGTCATTACATAACTTCTGAAAGAACTCTCACAAAACTCTGTTTGATTAGAGACTCTTTTGGAAGACAAGGAAATCACACAAAAAGGTAAACTAATATGGAAAGTATTGAAAAGCATATCAAAGTTGATGAAGAGATTCTTGCAAATCCTACAACTTCACCACAACAACGTCGTCATATTGAGGGTGAGTTAGAGGAACTCAATGTATATGCTGAAAATCATAAGAAAGAAATTGCTGCTGGTGACCATCATGATCCTACAGCACTAGAACTTTATTGTGAGATGGAACCAGAAGCAGATGAATGTAGAGTATACGAAGACTGAATATGCAAGAAGGAGCACTATTTGATTCTGGTATATTAGGGTCTAGTTTTTTCTGGTGGATCGGGCAGATTGCTGACGATTCTGTCTGGAGAGACAATGTTATATGTGCTCCTTTTGCTACTGAAGGAGAGAATGAAGGTTGGGGTAGAAGATATAAAGTAAGAATTCTTGGTCTTCATGATCAAGGTGAAACTGAAATAGCATCTAAAGACCTGCCATGGGCGCAGGTAATGTATCCAGTAACTGCTGGAGGATTCTTAGCAAATAGAGGAGCCACACCAAACCTCCAACAAGGAAATATGGTGTTTGGTTTCTTTATGGATGGGCAGGCAATGACTGTTCCCATCATTATGGGAGTCATTGGAAACAATTCGAAGAATGTCGTAGCAAATACGACTGGTGATAATCGAGTTACTAACAAAACTCCAGGATCTCTTGCTGTTAGTGGTTATGCTAAAGGACAAAAACCTAAAAATGCTAAAACGGGTAGTCAAGAAACTCCACCTGATGGGGACTTAAAGTCTGAACACCCCAATTCATCCCCTGCAGCTGCCCGAAAAAGACCTGGAGCGAAGGTAAACAAGTATGGGTTACGTCCGGACCTTCCACTTGATGATGACCAGTTTAGAGACGCTCAGGCAGCAAGGAGAAGGGCAGAAGAGAATGGATTAATCGGGATTGAGAGGGAAGAATATGTAATGAAATCCGTTGCTGACGGTATTAATCAAAGAGAGGCACAGAATACGAGTGCATCTGCACCTATAACAAAGTCTATTGCCACAGAGAATTCAGATGTTCAGCAGATTACAGCAGGAGATGTAAAAGAACAGGTATTTGCAGAAGAAAAAGTTCCAATGCCTATTCCTGATGATCCTGTTGGTTCTGCTATGAAATCAATACAGATTCTGATTGACAATATTGTGCAGAAAATGGACACATATCTGAATGCTATTCAAAGTTATGTTGATGCCGTTTCAAGCACGGTTAGTAATATTGAAAATATGATTAAAAGTTCTGCTAAGAAAATTGCAAAATATATGAAGGTTATTTTTGACAAGATGATGGAATTTGTTTTAAAACAAATTAATGTTGTTATGTCAAAAGTCATTGGGGCATTACCTGCTACTTTAACAAGTAAGTTTGGGGACCTGAAAGAAACGATAAATGAAATGATTTTGATGATGTATAATAAAATGTTTGATGGACTTGCCGATCAACTTGCTCAGACATTAATGGATACTTTACAACCAGCAAAAAGAGAACAAGAAGCTAGAGAGTTTGCTGCAAATGCTAGAAGTTCCGGTAGTTCTAATACTAGTGGTTCCGATGATGGTTCCTTACCAGGAAGATTTCAAACAAAACCAAAGGTTCCTATGTGTTATGCAGAGAGTATTGCGTCAACAGTAATTTCTAAAAACAAAAATCAGATTACTGAATCAAATACTAATGTTATAAGCAGTTTGAATGGTTATATTGATGGAATTCAGGGTGATATTGATAGCGTTTCAGCAACAATAAGTCAGGGACAAGAGTTAATTAGTGGTGGATTGGGTGATTCACTTGGTGATTTTGGTGCAACTGCTGCAACCGTTACAGGTGGTATGGATGGAATGTTAAACATGATGCCAGATATTAGTAGTAGTCTTGGTGCTGCTTTAGAATTTTCGAATATTATTGCAAATGTTTTCCCTGGAGAACTTACACCTAAGAAAGCAATTAATGATTTCTATCAACTTGCCACTGGTGGATCTGGAGCAGCAGCAGCAGAATTGCCAAGCATGGCATCACTTGGCAATTCAGTTTCTTCTAGTAGTGATGCTAGAAATGAACAATTTACCACACCACCAGCACCACCAGAATTTGTAACTCCATCTAAAGGTAAACCACCAGTTTCTACAACTGCAGAGGAGGTTGATGTAGTGAGAAGAGTTGATAATAGTACTTTTGATCTTGGTGACGGATCAACATTCACTCTCGCTGGGTCATAAAAAACCCCAATAAATACTACCATATGACATCAGTAGAATAAGTATAAGATGGCATTACCACCAACCGAGATAAAATATAATATATTCGCAAACAATGAAAAAGCGAATGATGGAATTCGTGTGGGATATATTGATTCTAAAAGAGGATATATCAGTGGGTTAAGTGTTTATGAAGCCAATAAGTATGCCGAGAGAAATCCTGGCACACAATTTATACTTGCGACTAGAGACGAAGTAAAATATCTGAATATAAATGAAGTAAATAAATTAACAAACGAAGATATTGTACCAATAAACAGTCCAAAAGGAATTGTTAGTGATAAGGATGGTGAATTAGATCCATGCAATACTGTAAGGGGATTTGCTACTGACTCAGAGCAATCATCTAGAGGTGATTTGGATGATAATGAACCTATAATTGTTCCACCCGTCGATGGTGGTATCTATGATCCAAAATATGATGCCTCAAACAATTATAAGAGATATAAGAAAAATAAGACAAGAATAGAACTTCAAGGTGGTGGAGGAATTGGCGCATTAGCATCACCAATCATTGGTCTTGATGGGTCAATAATACATTGCCGTGTTATTGATGGTGGATTTGGATATCAATTCCCACCACAAGTTAGAATCATCGATGATAATAGAAGTGGATCAGGTGCTAGGGCATATTCATTATTGGGAACTATTGGATATACTCAAGAAAACTATGATGATGAGGGTGATGTTGAAGAATATAACTTTGATATCGGTGAATACAACTTTGACTCAACAGATGCTTCTTGGGGGAGTATCTATAATTTAGGATCTCAGACTGTAATTGGAGAGTGGAACCCTGCAAATGTAATAAGTCTTACAAATCCACAGGGTGGTTTTTCTGAGCAGTTAGTTAGGTACTTAGATTTTCTAAAGGGGTATGACCCTAATAAACCTTGGTGGACTACTAGAGATGAAACTCCAGTAAGAGTTGCTGGTAATAAAAGACAAAGAAAAGCAAATGGGTTAGGTGCAGTTTTATTTCCTGTCGAACATCATGCCTGGGGTGGAGATAGAACACTAGATGATTTGTTTGTAGATGTTGAGTTTGAGGTATACGGTCAGGGGACATATAAAAATAGAAATTTATACTTTAAATTTGAAGCAGAAGATGGGTCGCATTCATTTAGAATAAGAGGTATTGCTAAAAAAGAAAATAATGGTAAAAGGAGAACACAAATTGCTTCAGTAAAAGCAAACACAAATTACGTTGTAACTTCTAATGTAAGAAAGAAAATAAAAAATTCTGATGAGATGGTTCTTGAGCAAGGACTTGCTAAACAATTGGGTGGAACAAAAGAGGATGGAGTAAAACAGAGAGATGGTAGTAGGTCTAAAATCATATTTGCTGATGTAGTTGGATCTGCAAATGATGATGATGATATCCAAGTAAGATCTAACATTGGTAGTTTTAAAGCGGGAGATAAAACTCAAGTAAAATTTAATGATACTGGGATTCAGAATAAAGAAAAACTAGAAGAGATAAAAGCAAATAAAAATAATAGGTATAAGAGAGGTACTTTTGATTTAACCTATAGGATCAATAGAAGGAAAGATAAAACTTTTACGACTGAGATTACTGATAGTTTTATGAATAGGTATGCGGTTTGTCCAGAACTACCTTCTAATGTGGAGGGGACAGATAAAGCAGGGATCCCATATAGTCTCATTTACAAAGAGTTTTTCCCACATGAGGGTGAGTACATCTTTAGAGGTGCTTCGGATAATATTGCAGAGGTATTTCTTGATGGTAAATCTATCATGGATATATCAAATACATTTAAAGGCAACCAAAAGAAAGTTAAACGCACTGTCACTAAGGGTCTACATAAAATTAGAATTGATTTAGAAAATTCAATACAAAAGAAAATAGTTAATAAAACTTACACTAGTGATGGTGCCAAAGATGCCTTTAAAAAATTAACTGTTAAATTTAAAGTAGTTTATAGTGGAAGTG